CGATTCTACTCTATTGTGTTCTTTCACATCCATCTCTGGTGTTCTATCTGTTACGATGATTTCTCCACCGTTTCGTTTGAGATAGTTTAATCTCCACCAGAATTGTTTTGTTGATTTTATTTTCATACCATCACTCCAGCATCTTCTAAATACCAAGCTAACCCGTAAAAGTCTTTACTATTAATTCCAACTTTTTCGATTTCATCAGCCTCTAGAGCACAAAAACCAAATGTTTTAACGTTCTCCATATGACCATAAGCTGTTTCTAACTTTTTCATTACTTCCCAATAAGAAGCAGTCAATGATTTCATACTTCTTCTTCTTGCATGACTTCCATTATACTCTTTGTTTAAACTCAAATTAATTTTCATATTACTCGTAAAATGAATTATCAGATTTTACGTCCACACTCATAATGGTGAATCGTATATAGTCGTTCAAAATTCTTTTCTTTGAATTCTCTTTCTTTTTACGAGATTTCAAAAGTTTTAACATTGTTAACTTGTTTGTTTCTTTGGCCGTCATAATCAATCTCTTTTGAGGTTTGTTGGAAGGGGTTAATCCCCTACCTTCATGGTCCATTTTACAGCAAAACGGGCAAAAAGTCAAGTGTTTATACCCCTTTTTTCAAAATACTTACTAATTCCCACTTAGTATCTCTTAAATGGTTCAGTGCTGTTTCCATCTTATCAATTTCTACCTTTACCGACTCCAGATGATCAAGAGTCACCTTTGTCATAATAGCTTTGAAGGATTCTGGATTCCGATTTGCCATCATTTTTCGTTTCGTTTCAGTTTTCATGAAATCATCTCGGCTAAAAGTGCATCATTTTCCATTTCAAGTCTTTCAATTTCTTCTTTTAGAAAACTTATGTGAACTGCATCGGCATCAAAATCTGGATTCCAATCATTTTCTTCTATGTTATCTTTTTTCATAATCAATCTCATTTAGGTTTGTTGGAAAGGGTCAATCCCTATCCTTCATGGACCATTATACAGCAAAACGGGCAAAAAGTCAAGTGTTTATAAAAGTTTTTTTAATTGAGTGAATGTCATGGCGGCGGGTCGCTCCTTTTTTCTTTCCCACCCTCTTACCAGTGGGGCAAACATTTCCATGAGCCGGGCGGTATTCACCTCATTCTTCCCTCACTCCTTACTTAATCAAAACTAACATACGTGATATTCTCGCCTCTCGCGAGACGTTCTTCTTTACTGAAATACTTTTTGATGGACATTCCTTTCGGTACAAGTTCGTGAATAGGAATACGATTTCCAACGTGTTCAATAGACAAGTCTAAACACCTATCCATCTGTTTCTGTAGATCCTTTCGGATGTGAGCTTTGAACCCCTCCGAAATGGGTGCACTGTCTATTTCTTTCATACACTCTTCGTGAGTGCCAGTCAAATTAATCATAGATATTTTTCTCATGACAAATAAAATTGGGAAACATTTCCCCCTCGTAAATTCAAACTATACTACCAGTTTAAGGCATTTTGGTCAAAAAGTCAAGTGTTTATAAGTCGTTGATACTATTGGGGAAATCACTAAAATAATTGATACGTTCAAAGAAAATCTTATAATATCAATACTATACAGTGATGTTTTTATCTAATTTAATTCACCATCTCGCTTGATTTCTGCGAAATAACCTTGCTTATTCATTTGTGCGGCAAATTTATGTGCGTCTGCGGGGATATCAAAGAATCTTCTTTGAATGTATGTGGAGTCAGCTTCTATTAGCAAATTCTTTTTATCTTGATGACTATTCCATTCTACCCATATATTACTCATTCATCCTCCTAATTTAAAAATGTTGGATATACGTCTTCGACTGTTGAGGTGTCGTGCCAAATTGCTGAAAGTAAATCTCCTGCTGCTGACTTATCTAATACTAGAAAATCACCATAAGTATCTATGATCAAGTAATTTCCGCTATCGTCTATAAATTTTCGAATAACATAATTCCCAGTGATGTGTACTTTGGTTGTCAACGGCAAGATTTCTTTGTGGTGTTTAATATTCATCTCTTTTCCTTATTGACTATCCAAGACGGTAATATCTTAGATTTTTTTGGTTCTACTACTGTTAATTTTGCTTTCTTGTTTATTTTGTGCCATTCACGTGCCCTCTCAAGAATAATCTCTTTGTTTTTTTGATAATATACTTTCAATTTCTCTTTTCGTAGTTCATCGTTTTTCCATTTCTCGGCAAGACGTTCTTTGTTCTTCTCGTAATATTTGTCATTAGCTATAGATTTTCTCTCTTTGTCTGTTAGCATACTAATCCCCCCACTCCACATTTTGTAATGAAATAGGCATCCACAATATCCGAAATCGGATTTTTTACTTTTGTTGCTCTAGGAGTTAATTGTTCTTTGAGGTCAGTAGGAGCATGTGATTCCAGTATGAATGATTCATACATCACATCTTTATTTGCAGTACCTTTACCGGTTGCAAACTTCTTGATTACAGTAGGTGGGATATCCGTAAATTGTATTCTCTGTTTCCACATTTTGTGCTTTAGTAGTCCAGTGTTTTCTGCTATTGAACGTACATGAGATATCCCAGACGCAGCAAAAGCATATCCTTCAATATAAACTTCATCACAACCTTGTATTAACGATATAGTCCAAGAGGAAAGGGCATCTTGTCTCTCCTCCGCAGTTTCCCATTCAGGATAGAGTTCAGCTTTTATATTACCTAACCCGTACCCGGCGGAAAGTTGTTGTTGTTTTTTGTTATTACATAGATAATGTAACACACACCTATCAAAATCAAAATGTCCACCATTTTCTTCCTTGTATATACATATCGCTGGTGATGTTAATGAATAATCAATCCCAGCTATCTTCCTGTCTTTCATCGATCCCCTCATCAATTCCCTCAAGATAATGTCCACAAAATGAACATAATTCTAATCCCTTGATATCACTTGTCATTATATTATATTCTCTGTCACAGCTATCACACAGTACATGAATGTTAGCGCCACCGTCTTCCCAGTCAATGTTTACAGGCATATAGTTATTTTACTTTCCAATTAGAGTGTTTATCAGATCCAATTTGCTCTACCAACTCTCTACTTGTAGGCAATCTTTGTATCTGTACATAATTCCATAATAATCTATCACCAAACCATATTTTTAAATCTTTAGGTTTAGGTAGACCAATACTACATGGAAAAACACTTTCTGCTAATCCAGTATATTCACTAAGTGCTTTACTAATAGCTTCTGCTTCTGTTTTCATTCCAAATTCATTGTATTGAATTTTCCATACGCAATTCTGTAATCGTGAATTAATCCACTCATCCTTATTGAAATTTACTCGCCTGCCTAACCGTATTGTATTTTGCACACATCTCCTTCCTCAGATCGTTCTTCTGTTATTAATACTGCTGGTTCGTACAAACTGCAAACACTTAAGCGTAAGAAGAATTTTGTTCTAAAAATATCATTTATATCTTGGGCTCCATTAGTACTATGTAGTGGTTGAAAAGTGGCTGATGCACAATCTAGTGCATTATCCTCATCCATCCAGTTATCATCGAGTGAGTATCTCATTGTTTGTACCTTTATCGTTCAGAGTTTCTTTATAATATTTATATAATTTCACATGAATCACCTGAGCAAGCAACTGTCTGAGCCCCTGTAGTTTGGTCTTCTGTTTCAAATCTAGATAATTGAGAATAATCAATTTTTGGAAAAACTTTAGCCATACTGTTATAAGTTGCTTCATCAATTTCTTCATAGGGTGCTAATTGATATATGTGATCATTTTTCGGTAGAAAACTTACCCCCACTATATCATCAAAATTTTCATATACAAAATTACCTATTTTAAACCATTCATCAGCATTTACATATATGGTTGCTGATACTGTATGTTCAGTATAATTATGCTTGATCTTCAACCATTGCTTTAATTGTTCTATAGCAGTAACATCTTTTACTAGTATAGAACCTTCGGGTGCTTTTACTGGAAACTCAACTACCCATGTTAGTGCTGTTTCTTCTGGTTGTCCTACCTCAGGATAAAAGGTAACGTTTTGCTCTTTCATCATTTTATAAAGAGGATCAGTAGCAGATATCCTTACTCTTCGTATATAGTACTCCGCAAATCGTGGATGAAATCCAGAAGCAGAATTAACTAAGATAGATGCTGTACCTGAAGGTTTAGTAGTAGTAATAGAAACACTTCGATTTATTTTTAATCGTTCTGCTATTTCTACGTTTACTCCTATTGAATAATCTCTTAATGACTGTAAGTTCTCTGGAGTTAAGATATCTGGATTATCCATTTGTCCTGTGAGAGATACACCCAATAATCTTTCTTCTTCTGCGTTCTTTTTCCAATCACCATGTAAGTCATTCAAAAGAGTAAAATCGGTCATTGAGGATTGTATTGTTCCAATCATAGTCGCAATTCGTATCTTCTCCATCAATGTCTCAAGAGTGTCATCTGCACGCACAACTACTTCTGAGAGGTTACAGAACCCTCTAGGACGTAAGATAATCTCACCGCATGGGTTAGTCGTCCAATCATTTCTCTTACGTCTTCTTTTTGGAATAAGATTATTAATTGAACTTCGATTGAATATTCCACGTTCACCAGTACCACTTTGAGCAAGGGCTAACCACTCTTTCATAAACTCAACAGAAGATGGTTTTTCATCATATATAGCACTATTGTTACTCATAGCTCTGTGACTATTTGTGTGCCAAAATTGTCCCTGTTTAGCATCTCTCATTCCAACATCATAGAGATCAGACAGAGTAATAATAGATGAACGTCTAACACCACCGACAACCACACTCGCAGCAATTTTAGTTACAATGTCAAAAGCGTTCAATGAACTTAACCTACGATCTCTATGTGCCTCTGCCATGTGCTTGATAAAATGTAACGTTTCATCCAATGGGCCAGGGCCGGATGATCTACCACCAAAAGTTTTAAGTCTCGCTCCTTGTGGTCTTAGTTTTGATAGATCCCATTCAATGGCATAACCATCCCACATTGCTTGACAACATTCCAATGTACCTAATGCCCAACCTTCTTTTGAATCTTCGAATACAATAGTTTTTGTTTCACCATTCAATTTTTTTACTTTTGGTAGTTTTTCAATGTATCTTCTGGAAACATCAATACCTACACCACAACCACTCATTAGCAAGAAATAAACTTCAGCAAAAGAATGTAGTGTATCAATAGGTACTGTGGAACAATTATAAATTGCTACATTGTTCAACTCAGCAGGTTTTCCCGCTGTCCACATCAAACGCATAGAGGGCATTACATGCATTCCATGAATGTTTTGGTGAATTGCTTCGTAGTCTGATTTTTTTAGTTTATTTTTACTAACTTTTTTGAAGAATGTTACTACTCTATCAACAGTTTCTTCCCATGTCTCTCTTCGATCTTTTTCATCTGTCCATCTGGAATACGTGCGCATATATACAAATTCAGCCAAATCATTTTCAAACACATAATTGTCTTCAGTCATTTTTCTATTACCCTTCTTTGTTGCTAATTTTTTCTAAAAATTCTTGTGATTCTCGGTCTGATAATTCATAATCATTCATTGTCCAGCTACCATCAAGATTATCCTTTATTATTTTCATCTCTTCTGAGGAGAAAGTACAAGAGTTAAGTACATAATCTTCGAAAGCCTCACAGCATATAGGAAAATATGGTTTCACAAGATCATACATCACATTAGCGTAGTCTTGTATTTCTTGTTGTGCATGGGAATTACTTCTTAATTTATAAAAATGGAAAAAATTATGGAGATCAATTTTCCATATGACTTCAGTATAATTGGATACAGGTAAAACAATTCTTGCTAATTCTCTAGCCACATTCCAGTCAATTAAATTTCCATATGCGGTTTTAGCACCATCTAAAATTCTATATATTTCAAATTCAATTTCTCCTGGATTTGGTAATTCTGTCTCTTCTCTACCTTGTTTATTTGTCGTTGATTGGGGCTTAAGACTATCCCCTTTTGGAAAATAAAAATCATCTGACATAACCGAGTACCTACCAGAGTACTCATTCAAGTTTGCCGTCCTATGGCGAACTAATTGGCGCATAATAAAGATTGGTAATTTGATATGGAACTTGACTTCACACATCTCAAAGGGTGAGGTATGTTTGTGTCTCATTAGGTAACGGATAAGGTTCCGCGTCTGATTTACCTTTCTTGTTCCTTCTCCATAACTAATACGAGCAGCGTTCTCTACTTCTTCATCATCACCCATCACATCTAGAAGTTTTACAAATCCATGTTCGTGGATCTTTATATTTTCACTGGACATTTCTCCACCCCCTTGCTGCCCAATCTGCTTCTAATCCATTCATAGTGTTTTTATTTATCATTTCAAGAATCTCATCAGTTGTCATTGTATCAATAATTAAATCATTAATATCTTTGAATATTTTTATTTTGGGCCAAACAACAACATTCCACCCATCATTGATGGCACGCATCAATTTCTTAACAGTATGTTCATTCCTCGGCTCATTGTCGAATATTAATACACACTGTTTCTTATCTAGTTTTATTGATTGAAGATCACCACCCGCGACTGCCAGGCAATTAGGAAGGAACATTGAATCAATTGGACCCTCTACAATATATGTAGTCTCCTCGGAATTCCATCTTTCTAACCCATAAATTTTAGTACTCTCTTCAGTAACTTTAATGGTAATATATCGGAGTTCATGACTACCCAACGCTCTACCTTGAGCAGCAATTAATTTTCCTTCTGTATCATAAAAAGGAATAACCATTCTTGGTTCTCCTCTACCCAAATTCGAATAATCAATTTTAGATACTGACATTGCCCATTTTCTAAAGTCTTCAGCATAAAAAACCTTCTCCAAGAAAGTGTTTGGTATCTTTCTACCCTCATAAAATAATCGGGCGTGATGGGTATTCGTAAGAGAACCTATAGATGGTAAATCTATAGTAGTTGGTCTAGGTTTAAACTTTGGGGTTTTGAATTTAAATTCTGGTTTTTTCACTCCCCTATGGGTAGATACCCCTTCACCGTATCTATCTAAAACATATTGGCCATATAAGTGAGGATCTAAATGTTTTATAAAATTACCCAATGACGCACCATAACCGCAATTATGACATTTTACGATTAACTCTTGTTTTTTTAGGTAAATGTATAAACGTTTTTTAGATCTATTCTTAGAGGAATCACCACATATAGGACAACGTGAATTCCAGAGATTGGGCCGTACTTGTTTTAATAGGTCTAAGCGAGGTGAGAGTAGTCCCACATATTTTTGATCGGTAAATAAACTCATACTTAATTATATCACGAAAAAGTAGAATGTCAAGTCTTCCCTCTATCACCCTTCTTTTTCTTCTCTAATTCATTTGCCATCCATGCTCTCGCTCTTGCATCATTAGGAGCACGTGATATTAGCCTATTCACGGAATTAAAGGCTTTATTAAATATACTTTCTCCTGCTCTATTATTTACTATTTCTATAAAACCCTTACCAAAAATATTATTGAGTCGTTTCTTACTTTTCTGTACTTCATCATGAGTGAGACGTACTATTTGATCATCCAATTTACGAGATCTTTCCGAATTTTGTTGAAGTGCAACATCAAGTGAAGTATCAACAAATATCATGTAACAATCATAACCAATTTGTTCTAGTTGATGTTTTTTCCTAGCAATTTTATTTGGGTCTTTTGCTGTACCATCGATGATCAATCCAAGTCTTCCTTGAACCCATCCAGCCTCTTTTTTTAAAGTCTTTTCTTTGGCGGTTTTTCGAATCAATTCTTTTGACGCTAGTTCATCTGGAGTATATATGGACATATTGGAATGTAGTTTAGCTTTCATGAGACCAAATTCTAATTGCTCATCTGAATTGACTACCTTTAACCCAAATGGACCCGTTTTGCCCGGCTTGAGTTTTTTCATGTCATCATGCCACTCAAATTTGCCTGGTCTCGAACCTGTTGCTTTCTCTGCTGAATATGATTTACCGGAACCCGCTCCACCAGCAAGGAAGAACGCTTTAAAGATACCTGGGTCATATACACCCTCTAAAATTGTATGTCTAAAATCTCCAAATTTCATATGTCAGATCTCGTTACAGTTAATATTTTGTCTTTGTGTGATTCAAGGATTGCTGTTCTGTTAGGCCATTTAATATATTCCTTAGTTTCACCATCCTTTTGAAGATTAGCGATCAATGGTAGAACCAATTTTTCTACTGCTAGCATACGTGCTTTATATGTTTTACTCAGGTCTTTCTTTCGCTCCTCGATCTCTCTTACTACAGTACTCATATCTTGTGAAGATTTTTGAAGACTCTGAACTGCTTCTAACTGTTCCATCTTTAGAATCTTCTGTACATCCTTATCCAACCATTCTAGTTTCTCCATAATTGGAGTTAAGTCTGGTGGTTCAGCAGTAACAGATTGTACTTGAGATGCCGTCAAACTATCTAACTTTCCTGATGTTCCTTCTAACAGGCTTTCAAGACTTTCTAGTTTGAGAATTTTGTCAATCTTTGGAGACATACTCTCTAAGAACTTCATGATCTCATCTTGTTTACCTACTACTTCTCCTGACTTTTTAGATGATGTACGTGATTCACCTGTAGCATCATTCAATTGAGAAAGAATATCCGCTGTTGTTTGAGCACGTTCTTCGTCTTGTTCTAAGGATAAAATTTTGTCTATCTTCAATTCGACTTCATTTAATTTTTCACTAAGAGTTTCATTACCAGCACTTACACTAGCTCCAAAATCAGGACTTGGTAAATCTTTCTGTGCGGCTAAGGCAGACATAATCTGTTCTATCTTAGCGTCCATTGATGCTAATGCGTCTGGACTAGCAGAACCACCACTTCCTGTGTTTTCTCCATCGGTATTGTCTCTATCGTATTCATCTGCTGTTACAGCACTAAATCCAAAATCGACTAATTCTTCTTCTGCCATTGTATTCCTCTAATGTTTAAACTATTTATAAATTACTAAGTCTGCACCTAATGAACAACTCACAAAAACCTTCTCTGAAATTTTGCCAAACTATACCATTCCACCCAAATTGTTCTTTTACTATTGCTATAAAACTCATAAAGATGGTAAGGTCTAATATAAATATCACCATTGCACCAAGCATACCAAAAAGAAATGATGTATAAGACCACCGTATCCACCTATACTTAACATGCGAAAGAGTCTTACCACT